CTCCTGGAACTGGTACAGGTGTTACGCTTACTGGTTCGTTTGTTACCGACTTGACCATTGACTGATGTGGAGGACACTTCCGTTTGTTTTTCTTATATCTAGCCCTATCTACGCTGTGCCTGTGGTTCCTAACTTCACTCAGGGTAGCTCCACAAGCCGAACAGAAACTACCACAAATATTACAGAGACTATACGAACATCAAACTATAATTCTGGGTACACATATTCAGTTACAGGATCAGGTATTGAACATGATGGAACGACTATATCTGCTCCAAATGCAACTGTCACTGAAACTATAAATGGTACGACATATACATGGACAGGTTTAGATTTAGGAGAAAAACCAAATTGGTCAATAACAAACCCAGGAGATGCTTTTCAATTTACAGAAGTTTATACGCCACCTGGTTTAGAGTCAGTCACAGACGTAACAAGAACTATTCAATCAGAAAGCGTAACAGATACAACTACAATTTTCTCGCAGTAATAGGATTATTTTTTGGGAATCCAGTGTATGCTAATACCTCAAACACTGCGGCCCCATCAGCATCGGCCTCTGGAAGTGTAAGTAACTTTGCGACTCAAGTTTTACAAGGAAATACTATAGAAAATC